AAAAATGTGGTGTATATCGGAACATTGGCACAGGGAAAACGAACAACTGTCAGTCACAAGGTTAAGAAGGAAATAGAAGTACCGGAATGTGACTGGGTGGTAGTGGAGAATGCACATGAAGCAATTATCAGCAGGATGGATTTTGATGCAGTACAGATTCTGATGAGTCGGGATACCATAGCAGTTGCTGGAAAAAACGAATCATATATGTATGCGGGTATCTTATATTGTGGTGATTGTGGCAGCAGCATGGTTCATCGCAAGGAGTCTTACAAGGGCAGGGAATATATCAACTATATCTGTTCTAATTATAACCGAAACGGGAAAGATGCCTGCAGTCGTCACTGCATTCGTGAGGAGGACCTGAATCAGATTGTGCTGGGAGAATTGCAGGGATATATCAACAGTATGTGTGACTGTGAAAAGGTACTGGCGCATTTGGATGAGCTGAATGTGAATTATGATGAGGCCGTTGCCCATGATAAAGAGATTGTTGCCCTGAAGCAGGAGCTTACAAAATGTTCTGCATTTAAGGCTTCACTGTATCAGGATTTACGTGATGAGATTATCAGCAAAGAGCAGTTTACAAGGTACCGCGAGGAGTTTTCGGCAAAAGAGAGGGAGCTTGAACAGGCAATCAGGGAGCAGGAGACAATCATCCGCGATATATATGAAAATGGAATTGGTGTGGCAAAGGACCTGGAGCGATTCCGTGAAGGTCTGGTAATTGGAAATCTGGATCGTGTGGCACTTGTTTCATTTATTGACAGGATTCTGATTTATGATGATTTCAGGGTGGAAATTGTGTTCAAGTATCGTCAGGAGATGGAAAAGGTTGCCGGATTGTTTGATGTTGCAAATGAGAAGGACGCGGAGCCTGTGTACACCATGGTAGATGGTTTGCCAGTGCTGGAGCTTAAGGAGGCAGTGTAAATGGCGAGAACGAAGAACAGATTTAATGCAGTTCAGATACAGGAAGCGGTAACAGCTGGTGTACCTGTAAAGCAGAGAAAATCCTTTCGCGTTGCACTTTATGCCAGATTGTCGGTGGAACTGAAATCCAGACCATCGGAGTCCATAGCCAACCAGCTGAGTATTTTAAGAGAATTTATCAGGGATAAGGCTGAATTTGCAGAATACCATGAATATGTTGACAGTGCAGTGTCGGGAACCAGTTTTGACAGACCTGCATTCGGGCAGATGATGGATGATGTCAGAGATGGGAAAATTAGTTGCATTATTGTGAAGGATATGTCCCGTTTTGGCAGGGATTATATCGAAGCCAGCAACTATATTGAGACGATATTTCCGTTTCTTGGGGTGCGTTTTATATCGGTAAGTGATCATTTTGATACGGAGGCAGAATATAACCAGAACAAGGCACTGGAAATTGCATTGAAAAATCTGGTGAACGATATGTATGCCAAGGATATTTCAAAGCGTGTTTCAGTCAGTCGCAGGCTTGATATGGAAAGGGGCAAATTTACGGGAAGCAATGCACCATATGGTTATAAAGTGGATAGTGGGGATGCCCTTCGTAAGTATGTGATAGACAGGGACGCGGCGGCAGTTGTCCGCCAAATTTTTGAACTGGCAGCAGATGGAGTGACACTTAGGGAGATTGCGAAAGCACTTCAGGAGTATCGCCTTGCATTACCGGGAGATTATCTGAAAACGGGGAATCTCTATGTGGAGGAAGGTGCAGAGGCAAAGGCATGGTATCCCGGTACGATTTCCAACATCCTGAAAAATCAGGCTTATATTGGAAACATGGTACAGGGGAAAAGGCGTACTAGTCTGTATGATAGTGAGACAAGGCATGCTACGGATGAAGACGATTGGATTGTGGTTGAAAATACCCATGAAGCAATTGTGGATAAGGAGCTTTTCAACAAGGTAAGAGCTGTTATGGATAAGAAGGTGGAAGAGAGTATTTTCACATCTGACAGGGGAAAGAATCTGCCTATAAAAGAAGATATTTTTGCAGGAATTTTATTCTGTGGAAATTGTGGCAGAAGAATTCCTTTAGCTTCCAGAATCCTGGAGAAGGATGGAGTGTTGGAGCGCCAGTATTTTTATTCCTGCAGATACAATTATGATTTTGGTGGGAAACAGTGTCGCTGTACCATTATGGAGCAGGATCTTATAAAGGTGGTGCATAACCTGCTTACAACTCAAATTGCAGTAATGACCGACAGTGCCAGGACGGAGGCTTCCATGCGAGGCGTGATGGACAGGGAACTGAAAAATCATGACATGAGGATTCAGAAGCTTCAAAAGCAGATTGACAGGAAGAATTACGAAGAAAGCAAAGAGTATCAGTCTTATGTTACGGGAGAGATTACTAAGGCTGATTTCAAGTGCAGGCAGGAGAAAAACGCTGACGCCATAATGAGGCTTCGGGGACAGATATCGGATGAAGAGGCAAGCCGCAGGCGTGTGAAGAGATTTTGTGAGAAGAAGATACAATGGCTGAAAGCAATTTATCGTTTTCAAAGTGAGGTTACCCTGGATAGAAATATGATTAAAATTCTGGTCGACAGCATTTACCTGTATCCAGATAAGAGGCTGGTAATTAATCTGAATTTTAAAGATGAGTATGCCAGGATGACAGACGGAGAGGAGATTTAAAATGGAGCAGATAGCAATATATTTGAGATTATCAAAGGAAGATGAATTTGTAAAAGATGAGAGCAACAGTATTACCAATCAGCGTGCTTTTATCCGTGGATTTATTAATAAAAATAAGGAACTACGCAAAGTGAGTGTGATTGAGTTTGTGGATGATGGCTATTCGGGTAAAAATATGGATCGCCCGGATATGCAGAGAATGCTGGAACTGGTGAAAAGAAAGCAGATTTCATGCGTTATTGTAAAGGATTTTTCCAGATTTTCAAGAGATCATATTGAGCAGGGAAAGTATATTGAACAAATATTTCCTTTTATGGGTGTGCGATTTATTGCCATAAATGATAATTATGACAGCACAGATTATGTGGGTGGTATCGGTGAGATTGATGTTGCATTTAAGGGAATCCTGTATGATTTCTTCAGCGAGGAGCAGTCTTCCAAAGTATCATTGACACTTGATACAAAGCGTGGCAATGGTAAGTACATAGCTACCTATGCTCCTTATGGCTATGTGAAAAGTCCGGAGGACAAGCATAAGTTGGTTGTGGATGAGTTTGCCAGTCAGATTGTAAAGCGTATTTTCAAAGAGTTTCTGTCTGGAAAATCTATGTACAAAATTTCAGAAGGACTGAATAAGGATGGAATAGATACGCCGGGAGTGTATATTGCCATGCAAGTAGGAAGTGAAAAGCAACTTGCCAGATATCGTGAGAAAAAGCCTCTCTGGAATAATGTTGCAATAGGAAGAATCCTCGGAAATGAGCAATATACCGGCATGATGATTTACAGCCGCTTCAAGATTGAGAATGTTGGCGATAAACATGCAAAAGCACTTCCAGAGGATGAATGGAAGCGTGTGGAAAATTGTCACGAAGCAATTATAAGCAAGGAGGATTTTGAAAAAGTAGCTGCCATGCGAAAAGAAAATACATGTGCCAGTGCCAAAAGAAAGCATGAAACACATTGCCTGACTGGTAAAATGATCTGTGGTAACTGTGGGCATCGCCTGTCCCATACTTATGCCGGACGACCGAAATATTATTGTGCAAATCATTATCTGGACAAGACTGATAAAAAATGCAATATCAGTGTGCTGGATGCCGATATGGAAAGCATTGTGAAGAAAGCACTTCAGATGATGATTGATGTACTGGTAGATTCCAGAAATGTTGTGGATATGCAACGGGAGAAACAGGCAGAGCGATTAAAGCAGGCAGAAAAGCATCTTTCAGATATGGAGCATAGCCGTGAACTGATCGAAAAGGACCTGCGTGAAGCATATGAAAGCTACAAGCTTGGTATGACAGATAAAGAAACATATTTGGAACAGCGTAAGACATATGAGCAGATGCTGGCGAGCTTGCAGGAGAATATTGAAAAGCAGAGGGCAGCAGTAACCAGGATGACAGATGTGGATGTGCCGGAAGTGGCAGGATTGGAGATGTTGGAAGGGCAGCTGAAGCTGACTGGACTTAATAGGGAAATGGTGGATGCTTTTGTGGAGGAGATTGTCGTGTATGCTAAGGATAAGGTGGAGATAAAGTGGAAGTTTCGGGATGAGTTTAAGAAAGAATATAGTCGAAAAGAATAGAGGTTTAGGTGGAGATTAATAGGGAGAGGTGGTATAATAAAAAAGGATTGGGCAAAAGAAAAGAGGAAGTAATTTTGGAAAATACGACTAGTGAAATAATGCAAAGAATGTTTGCGTCATTGGAAAATAATTCTCGAGTTGCAGTTGAGAAAAATAAAAAAATATATTCTCAAATAATTATGTACTTAAATTCAGTAGAAGGGTTTTGTGATTTGCTGGAAAATGAGCAGATTAAATTGGTAATGAATGAAGTCTGCTATGATTTGATTTCTTCAGTTTATATGGCATCAAATGGAATGTATAGAAATGCGTATATTTGTTTAAGAAGCGCAATTGAATTGGCCTTAGCTGTGTTGTATTTTTTG